CCCCCGCCCCGAGGCCCGCCATTCCACCCGCTCTCCCACCGGCGAGGTAACCACCGCCTTGAGCAAGTCCTCCCCCTTGCGGTGATTCGCATACGTGTACCCCGAGAACCCGACGACCAGTCTCCCCTCGCCCCGTACCCGGGGAGAGGGGCGGGGGTGAGGGGTCCGGGCGATCACGAACCGCTCTCTCTCCAGCGGCGCCGGCATCTGCGCGGTGGGCCCGTACGCCGCCAACCCTTCCGCGTACAGCCGGCACGTCGCGATTCGCAGCTGCACCTGGCCGGCCACCTGGTCAAAGAGCCGCGCCTTCGCGTTCCCGGGCGGTTCCTCCTCGCGGTGCGTGAAATAGGCCGCCACCGGCACGTCCGGCCAGCCCCGCAGCTTCTGGACCTCGAAATAGGCGCTCAGGTACAGCGCGTTGCACGCCTCCGCCGTCCCGCCCGCGCCATCCGCGGGATGATCCGCTCCTCTTTCCAGTTCCGGCACACGATATGGACGTGCATCGCCCTCCCAGAGCCCCTGTAACGGCCCCGGACGCCTGTAACCTGTCACCTGTCACCTGTTACCTGCGCCCGGGGCCCCTACTGACAACTAACAACTGACCACTGACAGCTACCCTCAGCTCCCGCTCGTCAGCTCCACGGTGATGAAGGCGCTCGGCCGGATCACCCCGAACGCGGCCCGCATCTCACCCAGAATCGCGATCATGTTCCGGATGAAAAAATCGGAGTGGCTGTCGCTGACATAGATCCCGGCCCGCTCGCGATCCCAGAGCACGGCCTTCCCATAGTCGCCCATGAGCCCCGTGCCCTCGGTGATCCCCTCGCACTCGACCACCGGCACGCGCCATGCCTGCTGCACCCCGCCCTCCGACGGCCCACCGAAGTAGAACCGTCCTTGGTCGTCCTTCAGCAGGTCGAGCGTCTCCGCATCGTTGGGGTGGCACAACATCGCCGTCGGCCGGCGCGTCTTGCCCGTCACCGCCAGGGTCGTCCGCGCCTTGCGGATCGTGGTCAGCAGGTCGGTGTCCCAGGCCTGGCTCAGCACGCCAGACGTCTCGAGGATGCCAGTGAAATTCTCGCCGTCGCCGTCGCCGCTCAGCAGCTGGTCCTCGAGTTCCTCGTCCAGGGCCTCCATGAGTTCCTGGTCGATGATCCCCCGGAGCTGCGAGGCATCCGACAGCGCCCGCTTGGTCGCCGGCACCCAGACCGCGATCGTCTTGACCGCCGTGGTCACCTGCTCGAACGCCATGGCGCCTTCGGGTTTCTCGCCCGATACCTCGCCCGACGCGCCGGCATAGTCCGTCACGTTCGCCTCGGCCACTGGCGTCGCCTGCGTCACCTGCGCCGTTTGCCGCACGAACTGCACCAGGTCGCTGGTGGTCGTCCGCTTGGCGAGCAGGTCCCGCAACACCAGCGGGCGCCGCCCAAGCGGCTCATAGATCCCGCTATAGTCGGTCTGCACGAACGCCCCGGCCGAGGTGTCGCTATCGCCCGTGATCAGCGTCTTGCGCCCAAAGAGGCTCCTGAACTGCACAGGAGGGGAGGTGATCCCTCGCCCCTTGCCCTCCGGGAGGTTCCCTTGCGGGGCAACCTGCTTGAACCAGGCCTTGAACGCCTCCGATTCAACGAACTGCTCGCCGATCGTCTTGCCCTTGCCCGCCTGCTGGCCGGGGCCGGCGCCCTGGGTTGCCTCGATCCCCGCGCCGAGGTCCATGACCGTCTTGCGCAGAGCATCGTCGTCCTCGAGCGCCTTCAGGGCGTCCTTGGCCTTCTTGGCCTCCTCGAGGTAGCCGTTGACCTTCTGCCGTTCCTCAGCGGAGAACTCACGCCCCGCCTTGTCCACCTCATCGCAGATCGTCCGCGCCCCCATCAGCGCGGCCTGCATCTTTTCGCGCAGTTCCTTCTTACTCACGTCAGTGTATCCTTTCTCGCGGGGCCCCGTGGGCCCCTGTAGCCTGCAGCGTGCAACCTGTCCGCCCCGTGACCTACTCGAACCCCGCCTCGAGGAGTTCCAGTGCCGCCCGCGCCGCGAACGTGCTCAGCGACGGATCGCTCAGCTTATGCGAGTACTCTCGCGCCTTGCCTTCGTCATCGCCTTCATCATCCGCGCCGCTATCGTCCCCCTCGGGCGCCGCGCACTTGGCGCCCAGGGCCACGGCCAGATCGTGGATCTGCTGGATCTGCTCGTATTCCTTCGACGTATGGCGTGCCCCCGCCTTGCGCAGCAGCGCCTCCTTCACGGCGATCAGCTCCGTCTCGGGGTTCATCCCCACGAGGCAGGGCCCCACCTCCAGCAGGTCTAGGTCGAGCAGATCGTTCACATAGCGCGGGTTCGCGTCCTTGCCCTCGTCCACCTCGCGCCAGTCCACCACATCATACGCGAAAGAAAACTCGGCCAGCGTGCCGGCGCGCATCTTTTTCCACACGCGCTCGGCGAACGGCTCCTCCATGTCGAGCTGCGCGTGCACGTACAGCCCGTCATCGACCTCCTTCGCCTCGAGCACCTGCCCGATGTGCGCGTCGAGGTTGTCCCACTGGTGCGCATAGATCACTGGGATGGGCCGCCCCTTCGCCTCCCACTCCCCCAGTGTCCGCGTGAACGCCCCCGGGATGATCCTGTCACCCGCTCGGTCGACGTTATTGAACACGGCCACGATCGCCTCGAACTGGCCTTCCCCCTCGTCACCCAGCGCCTTGAACCCGCGCAGCGGAAAGCTCTTGGTCAGCATTTCCTCACCTCCCAAACGCCACGCTGCAGTTGCAGTTGGCATTGTTCTCGGGTCCCCCCGCGGGGTCCCCCGGCCAGCGCATCCCGTTGGAAAACAGCTCCCCGATCCCCACCGTCTCACCGTCTAGTGCCGCGTGCTCCGGCCCCCGCCCTGCCGCGCCGCCTCCTGGCTGCCGAACGAGGCCGCGTTCGTCACCTTCGCCGTAGCGATCTCCGCCGCTCGCGCCCCCACCGCCACTTCGAACACGTGCCGCACCGCTCCCCGCACGTCCTCGTCTGCCGTCAGCGCCGCCGTCACCTGCTGCACCGTCGTCGCATTGATCTCCTCCGACGCGATGCGCGCGTTCTCGTCCAGGTACTCCAGCATGGCGCTGTCATCGAACGCCAGCAGGTCCATCTGCTTCGCCACGAACTGCGCCCACACCGTCGCCGTGGCCACGTTGAGCCGGAACATGTCCTGGTGCAGCTCCCGCACCCAGCGCGCCAGGTCGCTCCATACCCCCACCGCCGGCCCACTCGCCGGCACCCGCGCGATGATCGCGTTCTCCTGACGCCGGAAGAACCGCGCCAGCACCTCCCGCCACTTTTCCTCGTGCCGCCCCCGCACCGTCGCCAGCGTAGGATCCACCTCCGCCGCCTTTACTCCACCGGCTGGGAGCGCCGCCGTCCCGGCGGCTCTTCCTCCCTCTCCCTGTACTCGGGGATAGACCCGAGTACTCTCGGGCGAGGGTAGGGGTGAGGGGGCCGTTATCTCCCCTCTCCCTGTGCTCGGGGAGAGGGGCGGGGGTGAGGGGTCTCCGCCCTTGCGCGCCCGCCCTTCCGGCGCCGAGTCCCTCGGCGACGCCTGCCCCCCCACCAACACGTTCAGCGGCGTCACCAGCTCGTCCCCGCCCTCCACGCTCGGCAGGTTCTGCCGGGCCCGGGCCTCGTTGCGCGTCATGTACGGCGCCCCCACGGCCGCCTGGAACGCCGTTGCCTGCTCGTCAAAGGAGCCCTGCAGTTTCTCCGCGATATTGAACTCGCAGTACACGCCCTCGCGGTCGGCGTAATCGCTCAGGAGCTGCAGCTCCGTGTCCTGCTCGAGCATCGCCAGCCACGGCCCGAGGCAGTCCTGGTACAGGTGCTTGTGCTGCTCCTTGATGTTGCTGAAAGTTGCGTTGTCGAGGATCCCCACCATCGGCAGCGGAATGTGATACGCGCGGGCGCACTCTTCCCGGGTGAGTTTGCGTCCGGCCAGGTACTCGCTCTCTTGCGCGTTGAACGACGCCTCTTTCCACGTCATCCCGTCCTCGAGCACCGGCGTCCGGCCCGAGTTGGCCGATCCCGCGTACGCCTCCTCGAATGACGCCTGGAACCGCCGCATCGCCGCCTCGGTCCACTCGGGCGCCGTCGGCGGCGACGGTCGCTCGATGATGCCGCTGATGCGCGCCGCGTTCGCCCAAAAGTTTTCGCGGTAATCGCCGGCCGCGTGCTCCTCGGCCAGCACCCGCCGCAGCGTCTCCAACGGCGAAAGCCCCTGCAGCGCGTTCTCCGGGTTGTACCCGCGAAAGTGCACCACCTGATCGGGGGCCAGATCCCACCGCTTCCCGCCGGCGTTCACCTGGTACAGCCGCGGCACGAACCCGCCCTCCACCGTCACATAGGGGGGCGGCAACCGCAGCAGCCCCACCGGCTCCGCGCTCGAGCCGCGCCGCATCTTGAGCCAGTAGGCGTTCCAGTAGATCCCGAGGTCGCCCATCAGGCTCTCGATCAGCTTGTACCGCGTCACCTTGGCCCAGGGCGGCAGGGGCTGGTCGAGCAGCCGGGCGATCGGGTGGTCGCGCAGCCGCTGCCGGTCCGTCTCCCCCATCCTCCGGAACCAGTGCAGCCCGAGCTGCGCGATGTTCCGCGCCAGGAAATCCACGCACGTCCGCACGTTCGGCTGCACGCGGTACAGCGTGGCGTAATCATAGTAGTAGCTGTCATAGAGCTGGACGGACGCATAGCTGGCCTGCGGCGTCCACCCCAGGCTCACCTCCTGCAGCGTCCCCACGCTCTGAATCGCTACCATCTCAGTCCACCACCTGCAGGAAATCGACGTTACCGGCCTCTATCACCAGCTCGCCGTCCATCGCCATCGTCTGACCGCCCGGGCGGATCATCTCCGCGTTGCGCAGCACCAGGTATTCCCCGCGCCGCGCCCACAGCACCCCCCGGAACGCCCGATCCGTCTTGGTGTTCACGATCACCCGCCGCAACACCGGGTACCGCGGTCCAAACAGCTCCACCCTCACCCCCTACGCCGAGAACACGCCGCGGTCCTCATACACCGACCGCCGCGGTTTCTCCCGTCGCATCGCCCGATCCAGCGCCATCACCAGCGCCACGATCCCGTCGATCTTGCCCTCCGAGGCGGCCTTGTCCGGCTTCAGGTTGCCGGCCGGGTCCTGTTTCACCGCCACGTTGTCGGCCATCCACGCCAGGATCGGGTGCCCGCCGTGGCGCAGCTTTTTAGCCAGCAGCCGACGCTCGAACTCGCGCATCGGCGCCGCCATCGAGACGAACCCCTGCCCCATGCCGAACACCTCGAGCCCCTCGTCCGCCAGTTCCTGCGAGAGCTGGTACCCCTGGAACAGCCGGTCGACGTTGAGGTCGACCAGCGCATAGCGCTCCGCGTCTTCCAGCACCGCTTGCCGGATGAACGCGTAATCCACCGCGTCCCCCTCGGTAACCCGGAGGAACCCCTGTTTCGCCCAGGCCCGGTACTGGTCGACGTAGCGATTCGTATCGTCCAGCAGCCGCGCGCTCGGGCACCAGAACCGTGCCACGATGTCCAGCGCCTCCGGGTCGTGGTCATCCGGGAAGGCCATCACCCACGCCGTAATGTCCGAGACGCTCGACAGGTCCAGCCCGCCGTGGCAAGGTCTCCTCTTGCACGCCGCCTCGATCTCGTAGTGCTTGCGCGGGCCCTCGTTCTCCATCCAGAGTTCCCGCGAGATCCAGCGGTCGCTCTGCTGCGTCCATACGTTCAGGTGCAGCCGCATGAAGGCGTTCAATGCCGCGGGGAGCTGCTTCGCCTTCTCACACTTGCGCTCCAGATCGTCGGCCTTGACGCTCACGCCCAGGTTCGGGTTCGCCTTCGGCCACACGGCCGGGTCCTTCCAATCGTCCTCATCATCGATCGTCGCGATGTAGGCGAACCAGGTGTCGTCCTGGATGGTCCCCTCGAGCACCTGCCTCGAGTACTCGTGCAGCTCCCAGCACACGCTCTTGCGGTCATACCCCGCCGTGGTGATGTACACCGTCAGCGGTTGGCGCCGGGCCCCCGTCGCTGTCTCCAGCACGTCGATCAGGTCCCGCGTGCGGTGCGCGTGCACCTCATCGATCAGCGCGCCGTGCACGTTGAGCCCGTCCATCGTGTCGGCGTCCGCGCCCAGCGGCTGGTACTTGCTCGACGTCGCCTCCACCACGAGGGTGTTGCTGCTTTTCCAGTACTGCACCATCTTGGTCAGCGGCCCGGAGGCGGCCCGCATGCGCACCGCCTCTTCCCAGCTGATCTTGGCCTGGTCCCGCTTCGTCGCCGCGCTGTACACCTCTGCGCCAGGCTCGCCATCCGCCGTCAGCAGGTACAGCCCCGTGCCGGCCAGCAGCGTGCTTTTGCCGTTCTTCCGCGCGATCTCCTCATACGCCGTGCGGTAGCGCCGGTACCCGTCCGCGCGCACCCACCCGAACACGCACCAGGTAATGAACTGCTGCCAGCCCGCGAGCTCGAAAGCCTGCCCGGCCCACTCGCCCTTGGAGTGGCGCAAAAAGTTGTAGAACCGCAGCGCGTGCTCGGCCCGCTGCCGGTCGAAGCGCAGCCCGCGGGCCCCCGCCTCGACCAGGTCCCGCTGCTGCCGTTCCACGGCCAGCCGCACCAGCTTCCCCACGACGATAGAGCCGTCCAGCACGCCGTGCATGTATTCCGCCACGGGGTGCCGGCTCATTCGCCCACCGCCCGCGTCTGCGCCAGGAACTGGCTGAACTCGTCCGCCGGCTCCTGGGGCGGCACCGCGATCCGCGCCCGGTCGCTCGGCGTGAACCCGAACTTGGCCGAGAGCGAACTCATGCGCTGCAGCATCTGGTTCATAATCGCGACGCTCGGTCGCGGTCCCTCGTATCCCTTGTCCGTCGTGAACGTCGTCCCGTTCTCGCGAATGTCCTTCACCGCGTCCACGTACATCGCCCAGCACTGGCAGTACGCCGCCAGGCTCGCACGGTCGACCGTGGCCAGCAGCCCCAGCCGCGTCAGCTCCGGCACCAAGCGGTTCCACTCGCGCTTCGCCTCGGGGAGGAGCCACTCGGGCCGTGTCGGGGCCCCCGCCGTCGGCCGCGGCTCGCGTCTGTTCAGCGGCCGCTTGCCCGGGTTGCCCTGCAGCACCTTCAGTGCGGTCGGTTTCGGCGGTCGTCCCACGGCCCCCACGGCGCCCTACCCCCCTACCTGCATTTCGCGGTCATACGAGCAAAGTTCCCGCAACGGTCCTAGCGGTCTTTCGGCCCAGCGATTGCGACGCCCCTTCCCCATCCGCCGTCCTGCGACGCCGTCTTGCGGCTGTGACAGCTATGGCACCGCCCCCGCAGGTTGCTCCACTGGTCTGTGCCACCGCGCGACCTGGGGATCTCGTGATCGACGTCGGTGGCCGGCGCGCCGCAATCGACGCAAAGGGGGTGGGCCTTCAGGTACGCCGCTCGGATCCGTCGCCACCGCAGGCCATAGTCCCTGGCCGCCGCCGACGGGCGACCCCGGTCGTACTCCCGCCGGGCCTGTTGGGCGTGCCGGGGGCACCTGCTGCCCACCGTGGCCTTTTCCGGGCACCCCGGTACGGAGCATGCCCGCAGCGGTTTGCTCGGCATCGCTAGCCCCCCCATGCCATCGCGCCCGCGCCCGCCATATCGTCAGGCACGCTCATAGTTGCGGCGCTGTAGCTGGATCTCGTGCTCCAGATCCGTGAGCCGATCACATACCGCACGGTTTGCCTGCGCCTGCATCTGTAGCGCTTCGGTGTTGGCCTTGACGACCTCGATCACCTGCCTCACCATTTCTTTGTAGGTGACGAATAGCAGGATGGCAAAGAACGCAGGAAAGCCGAACGTGCTGGCGACCTGAATCCACTCCATGGTCTAGCGCTCCGGTCGCTTCTTGAGCCGGGGAGTATGCGCCAGCGTCCCAGCACCTAGCGCCGCAACGCCCGCCACCAGCGCATCCCAGACCAGCGGGTCAAACGACAGCGGCGCATGTCCCACAGCCGCCCGTACCAGCGCCGCTGTCACTGGCACCACAAGCGAAAGGCCGGCGAACAGGAGCCGCTTAGGCTTCGGTTGCAGCCGGCCATACCAACGCCAATACTCCACCGCGATGCTCAGCAGCACCGCCACGATCACCGAGACGCCTGGCCCGGAGGCCCACTCAAGGAATTGCGCGAACGTCATCGCCACCTCCCGACAAGAAAAAGCCCCGCGCCACCTCCGACGGCTCGCCTCCCCATAACGACAAACGAGCCGGGGCCCAGCATCCCCGGCTCGCCTGCCCGCCATCACACGAGGGAGGAGGAGGTCTGCCCCTGCAACCACTCTAGCCCAGAAGCGCTGTGCAAAGGTGGCAAATGTAGCAGATGTGGCATGACCTTGGGGGAATAGAAAGAGCCCCGACCTGTTGGTTGGGGCTCAGGGGGCGATGAGGGGGCGAAACTATTCTGGCTCCTCACTCTGCGCGTCTGGCGGATCCTCGGGCTTCCAGCCTCCCAAGGGCTCGTTGAGTAAGCCCCTCAGTTCGGCCCAATCTACTGGCAGTGCGGCAAGACACTCGTTGATCGCCCCTGCCAGCCCGAGTTCCGGCCCGCCCAGGTCCAAGCGCCGCAGCACGTCCTGTGCTTCGTCAGGGTGCAACGCTATGCGGAACCGTCGAGCCACGTCCCGCTGGATCTGATCGACTCTATCCTCTACCATCGCGTCCCCCCTCCTCTGATTCATCGCCTTGGCCTACGCGCAGCATTTTACCCGAACGGCCCGCCCGCCGAAACCGCAGGCCCACCTCCCACAGATCGCGCATCACCGTCCACCGACTCACGCACAGCTCCGCCGCCGCCTGTTCCTGGGTGCGCCCCTCACCGTATACCAGCTCCACCGACCGGCGGTAGCGCCATGGCAGCCGCGCCAGGAACGCCGCAACGGCCGGATCCAGATCGTCCGGATAGCCGGCCATCGCCGCCCTGAGCATCGCACCGCCGTCGGGGTCCGGCATTCAGGCCTCCGGCTGGGTTGGATTCGGATCGCCACCACGCCCTCGAGACGCCATCACCCCACGTCCTCCGCCGGCAACACGCGGAACGCGATCTCGCGATGGGAGTACAGGAACATCTTTTCCTTGATCTTCCACACGTCCGTCTCGGCGCCCTTGACGTCCTCCACCACCGTCTCGCCATCCTCGAGGTACGAGAAATCCGCCTCATATGCCACCGCCTGGTGCCGCCGGCCCCGCCGATCCCGGAACGCCGGCAGCACCGTGTAGGACGGATGCACCTGCAGCTCGCGGATGCGCCCCGCCCGCTGCAGCAGCAACAGCGCCCCGTAGCGCCGCGCCTCGGCGAACGAGTCGGCGGTAAACCCCTGCCACAGCAGGCCGCAGGAGGGGCACTTGCCCGGCGCCCTGGCGGCCGCCAGTTCGCCCGTTGTCGTCAACCACACCTCGGCGCCGTCGGGCGGCATCCCGGAGGCGCTCAGGATCGCCAGCCCGCACTCCCGGCAGACGTGATAGAGGCGGTTATTGAACTTGCTCGGCGCCATGGTCAACCCTCCAGGAGGCGAGGGCCTGCCAACAGGGCCGGCACCATGCGCTCGAGTTCCGGTGTGGCCACTTGGCCCATCGTTCGCCCATCGGGGAGCTGCAGGAAGGTGAAAAAGGCTGCCCGCGTCCCAATCGCCTTGGCCGCAACCGCCCGCGCCTTGGCATCGTGATAGAGCATCGTCGCCGCTTGGATGCGCGCCGCCCGAGCGTTGCCCGTTTTCGATGGCAACACCGGCCACACGATGCGATACCGCTCGCCGGCGAGGGCAAAGCTCAGCATATAGGCAGCCCGGCCACCGGCATCGCTGCCAAATGCCTCCGCGACAACGGTCCCGCCTGCCCGCTCGATCTCCTCCCTAGCCCTGGCGATCCAAGTGTCCGCTGGCGCCCGGCTCGTTTGCCAGTAATTCACATCCTCAGCGTAGACCTGGCCGTCACCCATCGCCACCCTCCCCCGCGTGCCCCTCGACGCGCAGCGCCTTCGTCTCTGGCGGGCGGTCGCGCGCCGCCGCAAAGTCGTTCGGATGGATCTCCCCCGCGGCGAGCTTCTCGATGAGGCTGGAGCCATGCTGCTGCCCGTCGCGATTGGCCTCCTGCACCGCCGCGCGCACGCGCTCCCACACCTCGGCCAGCGCCGCAAACTGCGCCGCGGATAGCGGCAGATCGACGTAGTTCCCGCGGTACACGTCCCCCGTCTCCCCGAGCACCCCGTCCACCTGGTGCATCACGCCGCGTTGGTAGGGCTCCAGATCCTCCCCCGGCAACCCCGCGAGGCGCAGCAGCGCGAGGAGCAGCTTTTCGCTGTCCGCATGCCCCTCCCAGTAGGCCCGCGCATAGTGCGGCAGGAGCGACTCGTACCACACGCGCCAGCGCTTCGTCTCCGCGAGCTGCGCCCGACCGAGGGCCAGCGCCGTCGTGCACGCCGCGCACAGCGCGGGCTCCCGCCCGCGGCCCACCGGCGCCCCACAGCCCACGCAAGCGCGCGCCGGCCCGTGGAGGATCTCGACCTCTGGCACGACGTCGAGGCGCGCGTTGAAGGGCAGCCCGCGCGCCTGCGCCGTCTCCTTGGCGAGCGCTACGGCGTCCCCCTTGCTGTAGATGTCCCCCTTGATACGCTCCGCCTCGTGCGTCACCGTGTTGACGACGTAGACGCCGTAGGTGCGATAGCGGCTGAATCGGTAGCCGCCCTGTTCCCCATCCCCGACGCGCACGCGCCAGGGCTGGTAGGTGGACTCTTGCTTACGGGTGCTGTAGGTCTCACCCATCGCCCGCCCCCTCCCCCCGGATCATCGCCGCGAACGCCACCTCGCAGCGCATGTGCGCCTGGCGCCCCGTCGCCGCCTCGATCATCACCGTGTGGCCCACCGGGATCGTCTCGCCGCACACCGCGCACTGCTCCGGCCACTGCTGCACCACCCCATGTATCGGCAGCTCGAGCGGCTCGCCCGGCCCCGCCCCACTGTCCTGCTTGCCGAAGAATGGCACCCCCGCCGCCGCGCACTGCGCG